GCCAGTTTTTGTTTTATATCCATATGGTCCATAAATTGGATTGCCATCATATGCAAATCCAATAATTGGAGAGTGTTCATCTGATAGTTCTTCAACACCATCAATTTTCTTTAAATCAGATTCTGCATAAAGAAGTTCTCCATCCTGATTTACAGAGGAAATAGATTCTCTCAACACTCTTGGGGCATATAAATGGCAGTATTGAAGTCCATAATTGCCATCAGATATAATACCATCATCTTTAGAAAAATATGAGAAGTATTTTTGATATAGATTTACTCTCCAAGATTTGATATTTGCCTTAAACTCTGGTAGTACTTGAGTAGATCCTGAAGTAATTACATCAATTGATGTATTATCCTGAGAATATCCACCACCAGATTCTATGACATTTATAGATATTAAAGATCCATTCTCTACAATCGGTGTAAGAACACATCCAGAACCATCACCATTAACAATGAGGTCTGGGATTGAAAAATATTTACTACCAGAATTTAAAACAATAACTTGAACAATTCTTCCATTACTTAAAACTGGTTGGACTTGTGCATTAATACCAGAATCTAGTGTTATTTCTGGTTGATAATCCAAATTAATAATATCAGAAGATCCATACCCAACACCAGTATTTTCAAGATGAACTGAGGTTATTTCACCTCTAACAACTGGTCGAATTTTTGCTTCAAATGTTTCTAATCCTACAGAAGATATTCCAACTTTACCAATAAGACTTACTGAGATTTCTGGATAATTAAATACATGGGTTCCAACTCCAATAGAAGTTATATCAATATACTGCTTTGTTCTATAATAAAATTCTCTATCAGATTCTGACCCAATTTGGGAAAGATTAAATGAATTATCATCTACCTTAGTCACATAATATTCAGTGTTTGTAGAAAGTCCAGAAGCTATAGTTCCAACATGAGTATACTTTACAGTCTCTCCAGATTTATAATCATGATTTTCAATCTTAATTAAATTTGAAGACGTGCTGATTCCAGATTCGGCAGATGCTGTTCTTTTCTTATTCTCATATCCAGATCCACCATCAACAATATTAATTGAATCAACGATTAATTTTTTACCTACAGATTGTAAAGAATGCCTACCAATACCATATGATGTCAAATATACTGTATTGATTCCAGAGATAGCATCTCCCTCGGTTCTATGCAATCTAACAGTTACATTATCAATAGTAGAAACAAAATATGATGAGTTAGTAACTATGCCAGCAATTCCACTTTGATCAGATGTTTTATAAATTACCTGTTCTGCATTTTTAAATTTATGATACGTAGAAAATCCAATCCTAGATTGTGCTGATGTTGTGCCAATAACAACTTGATTTGATGATACATCTGCAAAGAAATTTGCATTATGGTTAACTTTTTTCATGTTAACTTGGCCAATTGCCCCAGATCCATTTCCACCAACAATTTTTAAAGTAGGAGTTTCTTCATAATCAAATCCAGGATCTATAATTTTAATTTCTTCAAGAGATCCAGAAACTGCAACATATCCTGTTGCTCCAGATCCAACAGAGTCTTTAATTATCAAATCAGGAACATTTATAGCATCAATATTAGTTCCTCTAGCAAGAACTTCAATATTTTCTATTTTACCATATTTAATTACATCTTTTGATTTGTAATTTAAAATTTCTACTCCATTAACTAAAATACCAGTAAAACCAGATTTAGTTTCATTAATAGATCCATCGTCAATTGGATTAGAAATTTTTCTAAGTAATTTTTGAGGATTTAATTCTTTTCCATTGAATTGATATGGTTTAATTGTACTATTAGATACTGTAGTTTCTTCAGAAAGAGATACAAAGTTTGAGTTAAGTATATCATTTCTGCTTTTTGCAAACTTTATAGTAAATCCATCAATTCTTTTTATAAAATACAATCCATCATCAAAAAGTCCAACACCTCTTACTTCTCTTGTAACAGAACTCCCTGACGCATCAATGTAGTTTTCACTAACAGTTTCTGCGGAATAATAAACAGTGTCTCCAGTATATAATCCATGTTCTTTTCCTGGACTAATTTTAAACTCACTTCCACTAAAAGTTCCAGAAAAAATAACTTCTCTAATAGATAAATCTAATGGTTGTTTATTATAATTTGGAATAGATGGAGATGCAATTAAATAATCGCTACCATTTTTATATACATTACTAACATCAGTTGCATATTGGAAAATATTAGTAAAAACGTTGGATACGCCTTTCTGAATGATTCTTTTAATTTTATAAGTTAAGTTTAAATTTAAAAATCCTTGACCTTTGATAGTAAAAGACTTATTAGAAATTATATTAAATATATTTGTTTTCTTTTCATTACCTACACTTTCAATTAAATTGGCAGAATCTCCAGATTTGAAGTTATGCTCAACATTCAAAGTTATTTTATAAGTATTATCTGATGAATCTAATAATTCTAATTTACTTACTTTGTATGAAGGTGCTACATTATAAAACCACTTATTTGTTTTAAGGTTGTTCTCAGAGCATCCAAGAGTTGAAATATTAATAATTCCACCCTTTATCAAATTATTGGTATTTTCTACCAATTCAACATCACTCAAAACAGAATTAACTCTGACTTTAATAATTTCATCCTGATCTAAATTAGATCTACCATATGCAAAAGTATTAACTCCTACAGTAGAAGCATCAGATATATTTCCTGTTACGTTTGTGATTCCAAAAAATTGAGTTAGAGATTTTGATGTATACGACACTACTCCTGTGGTGGTATCATCGTAACTGACATATAATTCTCCGGTAGATCCAAATCCAACGGTAGAATCTACATCAATTGATATAGAATCCGTAGATACATCTCCAATAACTTTAGTAGAAGGTTCTACTGCAAATTTACCATATAATGATCCATTAACATTAATATCTCTATTATATCCACCATCAAAACTAATCTTATAGAAAGTTTGACCATATCCAACCGATATTTTTTCAACATCAGTTATTGGAGAATATGCTTTCCCTATTTCACTATCAAACTTATATGCATCTTGATATAATGTTGCATTTTCTAAATTTGAAGGGTCTCCTTCTACTGCTTCTACAACTAAACTATTAACAATTCTATATTGAGCATCAGAAGGTGCAACTAGAAAATCTCTAGGTTTAATTATTTGTACATCTTCATTATATAATGCTTTAAATAAAATTTCAAACGATATATCTGTGCCCTTACTTAGATAAAAGTCTTTTGACTGTTTTATAAAAAGATTTTGATCTAATTCTGGAGTTAGTGATCTTTCTTCAAATCCAGGTGCTAATTGATGTTTTGTTTTTAATAAAAATTCTTTTAAAAATAAACAACTTAAGTTTTTAATTGTAGACTTATCTTTATGATCTTCAGATTCAGTTTCTTTAAATACTACTTCTTCTTTATTCAGTTCACTCTTGTATGAAGTGATTCCAACAAATCCTCTAATACATCCAGTAAACGAAAACTCAGTTTTTCCAGTATATGTAATTACTTCATCATCTATCTGCAAAAGACCATAAGAATCTGGAAACCCATTAGTTCCATATGGAGATCCTGCAACATCAACATTTATAGTTTCCGCATCAAACTCAATATCCCCATTTAACAATACAGATTCATTCAAATTTGTAGTATTATCTAATTTGATATATCTGTCAATATTTTGAATCAGATCAACTGGTCCACCTTGATACTCTTGCCCAAGATAATACTGTTTTAAAAATTGAGATATAAGAGGATAATCTTCCTGCACATAAGTGGGAAGTTGGTTAGATACGATAGTATTAAACTGAACTCTAGTTTCTGACATGTTATGATTTTATCTTCTTAGTATGAGATTGAACCTGATGAGGATGATCCAGATGTAGATATGGATGTTTGTGTTGATGTTTGTGTTGATGTGGATGCCTGTTGAGTAACTACATTAGAAGTAGAAGCAGAAGAACCTCCAACTCCATTTCCAGTTACAATATTTGTATCCGGACCCCCAGAACGGACTAGATTACCATTTGAGTAACTAGAAGATACAATATAACTTGATGCAGATGGATCTAATCCAGATGCTATATCATCAACAACAGTTTCAAAAATACTGCTACTTATATCTAGTTGCAAATAAAGATCCTGTAATCCAACAACATCATTTGAAGTTGGAGTTGCTTCAATTTCAATAACTGATTGACCATCTTTAGTCTTTCCAGCCAAAACATTTACTGGATTTAAAGTAACAGTGCCACTTACATAATTAATTGTTCCAACATTACGTCTTACAATAGTTGGTGTTTGAGACCCTACTGATGGTAATGTGAACAAGAACAAAGATCCTGTTACTCTATTTGTATCAGGTATATCTGATAGATATACATTTGATTGAACTCCAGCAATTCTAAATGCTGAGGTCTTAATGTTATACCCACTCATATTTTTAATATGAAAAGAATTTCCAAAAGAAATTTGATATTCTGCGAAAGTGTCTAAAACAACTCTCAAATCTCTTCTCATTGCCACAGTTGTGATATTTGAAGTCACTGATTCATGACTATCATCAACCATTTTTAAGAATTTACTATACTTAAATCTTGCACCATATTTGTTTAGCTCAGTTGACTCAGAATATTTTGTCGTATTGTTTTGAACAATAGTAGAAACATATGCAGATGATGGTGCAAAATTAGTATTGTAGTAAATTTTTGTATTTACTTCCAGATACAAATATTTCAAATCTAAAATCTCTGGTACAATACCAGCAACAGAATATTTCTTCAATTTTGTTTTAATATTTTCTTTGATCAAATTAGGAATAAAATCACCAAATCTTGGTTTAATACTAATGAATACCTTACCATATTGTGGTGGAACTAATTCCTCACCACCAAAAACAGAGATTGATTCAGTTTCTGGATAAATTTTTGCGGGAATAATCGTTTCATAGTCATTTGCAGTTAATGCTCTATTCTGAGAAGCATAAATTCTTGGTGCAAACTTCTTAATCGACTCTACACCTTCAATAGATTCTCCCCCAGATGCAGATATTCCTGTAGTTAGAAGTGAAATACCAGCAGTTACTGTATATTCTTGAGAATTTCTTGTATAAACCAATCTTCCTGCAAAAGTAAATTGATTTACTCCATTTGCAGCATCACCACTAGATGTAATATAATTTACAGTAATAAAATTATTATCTTCAAGTTTATTTCCAAAAATACCATCACCAAAAATAACTTGATATCTTTCATCTTCAACTTCTTGAAGGTAATATACTTTAGAATCAGATTTGATGTCAAAAAGACTATCTTGGCGACTATATGTTACACTCTTAGTTGATTGTTCATTTGGTCTTACACTAACTGATATTAGATTAGTATCAATTCCTGGATTTTGTAAAACAAACTTTTGATTTGGAGTTCTTGCACTATTTGTAAAGTTTGAAGTTAATAGACTTCCTTCGTATATGAAAATATCATTAAATGATGCAATAGAATCAACAACAGGGACTGTTATATCTTCTAGTATACAGAAAGTATATGACTGCCTACCAAAAGAACCTTGACTAGTAGCTACAATACCTTTCTTAAGAGTGATTGTACTAGGTACAGGTGTTATATTTGATGTATCAACGAAAAAACTAACAGTTGATGATGCTGCTTTTCTTGATCTGGGAAGATATCCAATATTTCTTGCTAAAGATACGACATTCTCTCTTAATGTCGCACTATCAATAAACACTTCGTTTGCGACCATGTTCGCATTGTATGAAGTGATGTAGGTGTTATATGCCAAAACATCGAGGATTGTTGAAAGGTTAGACCCTTCAAAATCATAGTCAGTGAAATTGGAGTTTTCCTTTAGATATTCTCTAAGTGTTGTTTTAACCTGACCAAAGTCTAGGTTTGTGAAATTAGCTAGTGGCATTTTTACCTAGTTTGTTGCAAAACAAATTGTAATTCTTGTGGTGGTATATCAGCTCCAATAATTTCGTATGTTAGAACAACATCAAAACTATTGTTATCAAAATCAGGAGAAGTTACAACTTTTACTGTATCAACCCTTGGTTCAAAGTTTTCAATAGATTCAGTAATTTGATCTTTAATGATTAATGCTGATAATTCATCAATATTATCGAAAAGTGATCTGTTGATGTTAGATCCAAACGATTCATCGAAAAATTTCTCACCAGGGATTGTAAATACAATGTTTCGTATAGAACGAGCAATTGCATTTTCATTTTTAAGTGTAATAATATCACTAGTCAGAGGATTACTCTGAAAAGTCATACTGATATCCTTAAAACCCTGACTTACCCTTTCTAAAGGCACAAGAATGCTGCGATTATATCTTATTTATTAAGGTATCAGATCAAAATTCATTGAGTGTCATTGGATCAGTCTCTGAGATGACTTCATCAACCTCAAAAAGGTCAGTTTCCTTAAGGGAATCACGTTTTTTGGGTGTCTGATTGTCATTTGCAATCTCACGAAGCATCTTCTGATGCTGATTATTCGCTAAATTGTCTAAAAAATCATGATTTTCCATCAGTTTCCTCTGTTTTTGGTAGATTTTCTCTTTCTTTTGCTGTTTTCCAAAAATATTCGTCTTCACGACCCATTCCAAGTCTCTCAAAACCATTTTCAACTTGGTAATATTCAGTCGAAACCTTAAAATCAGGCATTTTTGGTTCAACAGGTGTTAAACTATTATCAAAAATACGCATTCTATTATTTGGATACAATGCATATTGCCCATTATCTAGTTCGATTAGATTATGTGACTTATGTTCTGCTGGATTCTCACTTGTTGCATAATCAATCACATCAGGATCTTGATGATAGTTGTCTAATGTACAAACATATGTACCTTTCTGTATGCCAAAGTCTCTTGTATACAATTCATAGTCCATACTACCAATAAATTGCTTACATGTTGCAACAACACCATAATCCATACAGTTCCAGAACTGTAGGTTAGGAAGGTCCATATCGGGGTCTGGGACCTCTGGAGACGAGAGGAAGGCACTAATAGGTAGTTTATCATACATTGCGGCATATTCAGGTAAATATGTCTCAAAATAAAAAGTGCGCCCAGGCATCGATTTACACGATACCCAAACGCCTTTTACAAATTCACCATGACCACTTTGATGGTCAGTTAGATATTCTTTACGTACCCATACTTCCACTGCAGGAAGATTGCATATAAGTGCAGCCATGATGTATTCATATAACTACACTATTTACCTTGTCCACGATAACGCTTCTTTGCTCCATTACGAGACGACGCGGCGTATTTCGTATGCTTACCATTCCCTTGACGAGTTTTTTTCGGGAGAGGTTCAATAAAATCCCCTCCTGATAATGATTTACTTCTTGCTGCCATAATAATCTCCTAATCAAATAACACGCATCTTTTCATGACCCACACGAATGCGAGGATCACACCAAATATCATATCCCATCTCTTTAGCATCTAAACAGAATGAGACATCCTCACCACACATGTCCTGAACACTCCCACTCTCAAAGACTTGCATCTTAGGTGCAAACCAAGGGTATTCCATTTCTTCAAAGACTCCCTTCTTAATCATAACCCATCCAAATCCTGTGTAATCAACAGTAAATGGTTTGCGTCGTTTTGAGATTGATTCGACAGTTTCGTGATTCATCACTCCACCATTCTTACGGAAATCATCTTCTTCTAACCAGTGTGCGACTGATGTTGTGACACCATCTTCAGTTGCATACCAACCTGCAGTAATGCCTCTCTCGTCACCCTCTGCTGGAACACTTAAGTCACACAACTGCCAAAACTTGTTTGTGTCAAATACAATATCACTATCAATCCATAATTGATAATCATACTCTAACTTTCCATCCCATGGAATTTGCTTAGGTCCACGTAATACATTCGCACCTAAACATTTGCATCGTGCAAAGTTTACCATGGAACTATAATCTTGACTGATCTGAATACTCATTCCATTCTGTACCATATCAAAGCACAGTTGTAC